AGGATTATATTTTGTAGATGATTTTAGAAGTGAAGCACCAAAACACTTATTAACATATACTAGAGACGTTTTGGAATTTGTAAGTTGGACTTCAAATCGTACAAGCGGTGCGGTAGGATTGCCAAGTTTTCTAATTTATTCTTTTTACTTTTGGAAAAAAGACGTTGAGAACGGATATTTCTTACGAAGTCCAGAATATTATCGAGACCAAGGTTTTCAAGAGATTATTTATGGATTAAATCAGCCATACCTTCGTGTAAATCAATCTGCTTTTACAAATTTCACAATTATGGATAGACACTATTTAGAAGAAATGTTTGGTGGTAGAGTATATCCAGACGGAAGTCTAGTTATAGATTATATTGATGAAATAGTAGAATACCAAAAAGCATTTATGGAAGAGATTTCTAAAACGAGAACGAAAACAATGTTTACCTTTCCTGTTCTTTCATATTCTTTATTATTTGAAAATGGGAGATTTGCAGATGAAAAATTTGCTAGATGGTGTAATAAACATAATATGAAATGGTGTGATAGTAATTTCTTTGTTAGTGAAGACATAACATCATTATCGTCGTGTTGTAGACTTGTTAATGATTTCTCTAAGCTCAAAGGATTTATTAATTCAATTGGTGGAACAGCACTCAAAATTGGTTCAGTAAAAGTAAACACCATAAATCTAGTTCGTATTGCACTAGAAAGCAATAATTCAGAAGAAGAATATTTAAAACTTTTAGAAAAACGGGTAGACATTTGTGTTAAAGCACTTGATATTATTCGTTCTATTATTAAGAGAAATGTTGAAAAAGGGTTATTACCAAATTATACCCATGGGTTAATTGAGTTATCAAAACAATATAATACTATTGGAATTAATGGCATGTATGAAGTTCTTGAAACATTTGGATATATTGATGAAGATGTCTTTGGAAACAAGTCATATAGCGACAAGGCTCTTGCTTTTTCTTGCAACATTTTAGATAAGATTAATTTAATAAAAGATAGTTGGAGTTTTGATTACTCTATAAATGTAGAGTGTGTCCCTGCTGAAAGATGTGCAGTAATTCTTTATCAAAAGGATAGAGCATTATACAATACAAAAGACCGCCTAATGTATGCAAATCAATGGATTCCACTAAATGAAAAGTGCAGATTCGACGAGAAAATTAGGCTTGGTGCTATTTTAGACAAAAAATGTGGTGGCGGTCAAATCGCACACTTTAACATTAATAGTGATTTTAATGACGAAGAACAAGCATGGCAACTGTTAAATAAAATTGCTAAAGCGGGCGTAATTTACTTCGCTTACAATAAGAAAATTTATTCTTGTGAAGAAGGTCATGGATTTACCGAAAATAAATGTCCTACATGTGGTAAAGAACCAAAAGATTCATATACTCGCATTGTTGGGTTTATTACTCCTACTAAGTCCTATAGTAAAGAACGAAAAGCAGAATATGATAGTAGATATTGGTTTGATTTGAATGATTAGATTTAAAAGAATTGAACATGAAAGACAAATTGACTCACCGTTTGTAGGGGCATTAATTGTTGCCCCTACTTGCAATACGGCTTGTAAAGGGTGTTTTAACCAACATTTAAAAGATGAAAAAGATAAACTTGCAACAGCAGAAGAAATAATTTTAGAAGTTAAAAGTAATATTTTCAACTCTGGAATTATCCTTGCGGGCTTAGAATGGTTAGAATCACCATCTGAATTACTTGAACTAATTAAAGAAGCGTCAAAACAAAAACTAAAAATAATGATATATACTTCGAATGATTTTGAACAATTCTGTCAAATCATAAACATATATGAACTTAAAAAATATATAACAAATGATTTCTATATTAAGTGCGGAAAATATGATTCTACAAAATTAACCGAAGATAATATCCAGTTTGGAATTAAATTGGTGAGTGAAAACCAAATGATTTACCAATTGAAAGGGGATTTTTAATGAGAAAAATAATCGTAGTATCAAAAGAAAGTTGCAAACCATGTTCTTTATTACATAACTTTCTTGATGGAAAAGAAATACCATATGAAGATGTTGAGTATGTAACAGAAAACATTGACAAATATAAAATTTGGTCAGTACCGACTATTATTTTATTAGAAGATGATAGAGAAATTGACAGAGTTGTTGGGTTTAAGGTTGATGAAATTGAAGTGTTGGCTTCAAAATTAACTTCACACTATATGTTTTCTGCGACACTAAATTTAGAGCCACCAACACAAAAAATGAGAGTTAAACTAACATTACCTAATGCAAAACCACCTATAAGAGCCAATCCGACAGATGCAGGCGGAGATTTGTTTTCTCCTGTGGACATAATAATTCCTGCACATAGTCAAGTTTTTATTAATTTGGGTGTACAAATTGAATTGCCACAAAATACAGTTGGATTCATTTTTGCTCGTAGTGGATTAGGAAGTAAATTTGGGGTAAGACCACGCAATGGTACTGGTGTAATAGACCAATCTTATCGTGGGAATTTAGGTGCTATGATGGAAAATCACAGTGATGAGGATTACCATATTTCAACTGGAGATAGAATTTTGCAATTAGTTGTAGTTCCAATCTTAACACCTGTATTTGAAGTTGTAGATGACTTAACTGATACAGAACGTGGCAATGGTGGTTTTGGTTCAAGTGGCAAATAAATAGATAAAAAACTAATTTTATCCAGTTATCAAGTACAATAAATAATAATATAAGTAGGTGTAAAAGTGAAATATGTAGGCAGTAAAAATAAAATCTCTAAATTTATTGCTCCAATCATACAAAAGTGCATTGATGACAATAATGTAAAGATTTATTTTGAACCATTTGTAGGTGGGGCTAATCTTATTGACAAGATTAAATGTGAAACAAGAATCGGAAATGACGTTCACAAAGAGTTAATAGAGATGTGGAAAACATTAATATCAATGGACGTACAAAGTATTCCTTTACATATATCTGAAGAAGAATATATTAAGGTTAGAGATAACAAGTCTTCACTCCCCCTTGGTTATGTTGGATTTGTAGGTTTTCACGCAACATTTGGAAGCAAATATTTTGGTGGTTATGCTAGAGGCTTTAAAGAAGATAAAGTTACGCCAAGAGACCACTCTAATGAATCTATAAGAAATACATTAAAACAACTTGATAGAATTAGAGATATAAAATTTACATGTAAATCATATCTTGATTTCGATACTTCGAAAATGAAAAACTGCGTAATTTATTGTGACCCACCTTCCGCTAATACAACAAAATATAATAGCGGAAGTTTTGACCACAATGTTTTTTGGAATTGGGTTAGAAAAGTTTCAAAAAACAACTATGTTTTTGTAAGTGAATATAACGCACCAGAAGATTTTGAATGTATTTGGAGTAAATCAGTAACCACTACTTTAAAAGTAGATAAACATGAAGATAGAGAAGAAAAATTGTTTATTCCAAAACAAGTGTAATAAACAATGATATAAATATTGATAAAATTGAGGTTTTATACAGAAAGAGGCTATAAATGAAGAAATTATTTTGGACTAGAAAGAAAATGATTAAAGAGTTTGCTAAAGAAATTGCAACATTACAAATGAAGGCAGATAAATGGTTTTATGTATTAAACGATAAAGAACAGAGTAGTTGGATATTAGACCAAGCATGGGAAATAAAAAAATGGTGTGAAAGATTAGGTTTTAGCGAAGAGGTATATAAAGAAGCCTATAAACTTTATGACTTTAGAGATAGTGGTAAAGAAACTTTTGTTCCAAACATAGAACTATTGACACAAACTGACGTAGGAATTGATTAATTTCAATTCCTTTTTTCGTTTTGTTAGACAAGAGTAAAAAATAATGATATAATATACAAAAAGTGGAAAGGAGTATTTTTATGAGAAAGCATTGGACACAAATGAGCGAATTAGAGCAAAAACAATTGTTATCCAAAGTTAAAAAGATTATCAAAGACAATCAATTGGTATTCAGTCCACACATGAATACACAGATGAAACACAAAGGCATTACACAGAAGCACATTGATTTACTGAGAGGCGGATTCTCCATAATCGAATATCATGAACAACACAATAAACCTACCGTCTTAATCCGAAGCAACTGGACTTTATACAATGAACAGGTCTGCCTTGCCGTTATTTTAGCAGAAGGTATTGTAAAAACAGTTTGGTTGAATCATGTATTTGATAACCATAGGACGATTGATTGGTCACAATATGATGAAAAGATGGATATAATTTCTTGACAGGTATAAAAAATTATGATATTATTACATATGTAAATGAGGTGAAGCAAAATGAAAGTTGGAGATAAGTTTTATACGATTGCTCATGGCGTAAAAGATTCTGACGACTTGAGAATTGTCAAGGTTGAAGTGACAGAAGTAAAAGACGTGTACGGAAAAACATACGTTGATTTACAAAATTTAGAAAAATCTTATGAGAATTGGTTTGTCCCCATTGAAAATGCAAGTCACTATAGATTTAGCACGTATGAAGAAACAGAAAAAGCATTATTGTCATTATTAGATAATTAATAAAACAACAATTTTATACAGAGGTGAATTATGGTAGAGATAAGATGTAACGGAGCATGTGCAAAAGATTGTTTTGAATGTGGAAAATATTTTTCATCTCACAGCAGTCACTATAATAGATATTATAGTTGTAATGTTGTAGAAATATCATGTTGTATTGGTGGAAATAGAATTTTTAAAGATGAAAAAGACGATACTCATAGACTTAATTAATAAAAAACTAGGTAAAACAAATTTTTATACAGAAAAGGCGACACAATGGAGTTAGAAGGACGCAAATTAGAAGAACGTATTTTAAGAGATAATATTTTATCTTTGCTTACAGAATTTGTAAACAAAGGTTATAACAGAGACGTATTAGAAAAAGTATTTAGACATGACGCACTAGAACAACATTGTCAGAAGTTATATGGTGGTGCTTATATTCAAGGAAGAAGCGACGTTTATTTTGAAATGGAATCAGAAAGAGATGGGTTTTAAAATGAATGAAATTATGCAAAGATTACAAGAAGACTATGATACAGTTGTAGATTTAGGTTATGAGATTGTTTATCTAGGGCTTCAAGGTAGCCAAAACTACAATCTTCAATATGATGGTAGTGACATTGATACAAAAGCAATTGTTTTGCCAAAGTTTGAAGATATTATTCTAAATAAAAAACCAACAAGTTTTACTCATATTTTAGAAAATAATGCCCACATAGACGTTAAAGACATACGGTTAATGTTCGAGTGTTTTAGAAAACAAAATGTAAACTTCGTCGAAATTATTTTTACAAAATATAAAGTTATTAATCCAAAATACGAAGTCTTATTTCAACCTATCCTTGATAATAAAGAATTAGTCGCACACTACAATAACTTTGCTTCCGTAAATTGTATGAGTGGAATGGCTATGGAAAAGTATAAGGCACTTGAACACCCTTATCCCGCAACATTACATAAGATTGAGAAATTTGGGTATTGTGGAAAGCAATTGCACCACTTAATTAGATTAAAAGAATTCATTACAAGATATATCAATGGTGAAAAATATGAAGATTGCTTGATTTCTAATCAACGAGATTTTCTAATTCGTGTAAAAACAAATGAAGAATATTCTCTTGAAGAAGCAAGAATAATTGCTAGAGAGACTGTTAATTTTATGACTAATATAAAAAATGAATATATGAATACTCATAAACCAATTATCGACAAAAGAGTTGAAGATTTATTGAATTCAGTTTTAGTAGATATTATGAAATACAATTTAAAAACAGAGTTAGGATGTGAGTAAATGACTAAACCAAAATTTATAATGGCTATTGGAGTCCCTGCAAGCGGAAAAAGTACATATTGGTACGACTTAATTGATGAAGGTTTAAATTGTGTTCACATTTCATCTGATTCAATTAGAGAAGAGTTGTTTGATGATGCGAATGACCAAAACAATAATTCAGAAGTGTTTGCAGAGATGTTAAAAAGAACAAAAGAATCACTTAAACAAGGATTAAATGTGTATTATGACGCTTGTTCTATTAATCGAAAACGTAGAATAGCTTTATTAAATGAATTAAAAAAGTTTGATATTGACAAAATTGCAGTATATTTTCCTTTGCCAATAGATATTGTTTATTTACAAAATGAAAGTAGAAGTAGAGTTGTACCAAAACGTGTGATAGATAATATGTATAAAAATCTTCAAATACCTATTGAGTTTGAAGGGTGGGATAAAGCTACTGTTATTGATGACGGAATTGACGAAACTCTTGCTTATAATAAATGGAGATTTGAAAGTAAGTTATTAAGCGAGTTAAACCACGATAATTTATTTAGTTGGCTTTCTCATAATTTTAAACAGTTCAGACAAATCACTGATATGCCACAAGATTCAAGATGGCATCAATTTTCGGTAAGCAGACACACATGGTATGTTTACAAATATATCTTAGACAATTACAAACCAGAACGAGAACAAGATTTATTGGTCATGGTGTGGGCGAGTTTATTACATGATACAGGCAAATTTTATACAAAATCATTCGTAGATAAAGACGGAAACGATAAACGATATGCATCGTATCATGGGCACGAAAATCCATCGAGTCAGATTGTATATGAAGTTTTGTCTAAATACGATTATGAAATAGAATTTATCCATGATGTTGCAATCTTATGTCAATTCCATATGTTTTTAAATAATAGTGATAATCATGATAAATTAATCAAACAAGTTGGTCAAGATATGTATGAAAAACTAGTGTTCTTCAATGAAGCGGATAAACAAGCATATTAAAATATAACAAGTACAAAATATAATAATATAAAGGGAGAAATTAAATGCACGAAGCGTATATTACAAGAGTTAAAAATTTAAGAAATCATTCTAATGCAGACCGATTACGAGTTTGCGAATGTTTTGGAAACACAACAATTGTTGGTTTAGATATAGAAGAAAATGAATTGGTTTTGTATATCCCAACAGACCTTGCCGTTGGTGTTGAATTTGCTGAAAAGAATAATTTATTACGCAAAAAAGACGAACAAGGAAACAATGTTGGTGGATTCTTAGACCCAATCAACCGAAACGTAACAACAATTAAATTGCGTGGAGAGAAATCAGATGGGTTAATTCTTAAATTAAAAAGTCTATCAGACTTCACAGATATTGCAAAGTTAAAAGAAGGCGATAGAATTACTATTTTAAACAAAATTACTATCGTAGAGAAGTATGTACCGAAACGTGCTAATTCAAATAATGGTTTGCCAAATAGACTAAAGGAAAAGAAAGTTAAAATTGTTGAATTCCCTTTATTCCAAGAACATTTAGATACAAATCAATTAGTTTATAATATGGGTGATTTTAAAGAGGGTGACACTTGCTATATTACACTTAAAATGCACGGTACTTCAAGCAGGGTGGCACATACGGTTAGAAAAAACAATAAACAAAACTTTATTCAAAAGTTATTAAAATTAAAAACTAAACCGAAAAAATCTTGGGATTACGTTTCTGGTACAAGAAGAGTAGTGCTAACAGATTTTAATGGTGGATTTTATGGTAGTGATAAATTTCGTCAAGAATGGCATGATTTTTTTGTTGGTAAATTACCAAAAGGATTTTCTGTATATGGAGAAATAGTTGGATATACAGACACGGGAAAATTAATCATGTCTGAGTGTGACAACTCAAAAACAAAAGACAAGGAATTCATTAAACAATACGGTAAAACAACTAAATTTACATACGGTTGTGAAGAATGTCAAAATGATTTTTATGTCTACCGTATGACAATGACAAACGAAGACGGTGAAGTTATTGAAATTCCTTGGGAACAAGTTAAAAATTATTGTGAAAAGTTTGGTGTAAAACACGTTCCAGAGTTTGAAAAATTCTTATTCACTACTAGAGAAGATTTAATGGAGAGAGTTGCAAAATTTGCAGACGGTGCTGACCCTGTTGGAAAGAATCATATTAGAGAAGGTATTGTTGTTAGAATTGATAATAAACAGAAGTTTACTGCATTTAAACACAAAAATTTCAGTTTCAAAGTATTGGAAGGCATTATTAAGTCTGATGCAGTCGAACCAGATATGGAAGAAAGCCAAGACTTGTAGTTGACAGATGTAAGAAATAATAGTATAATAATATTAATAAAAAGAAGATTTTATACAGAAAAGATGAGAAATTAAAATAAGGAGAATTTGAAATAATGACTAATTTTTTATTTATTGTAATTCCGTTTTTTGTAGTTATTTTTGCCTTGTGTTTAGATGTAGCAGACCTAAGAGAACGAGTTAGAAAATTAGAAAGTAAAAACTAGAGAGGATTTTAAAAAAGATGAAAAAAGTAAAAGTATTATTAACAGTTTTAGTAACAATGATTTTATTGGCAGGTTGCCAAACAGAAGCAGATAAGGTTAGTGAAAACCTTTCACTAGAAGCAGACAACTTTAATATTGTACGTCAATTAACTGTGATTAACTGTATTCAAAGTGATGTGTTATTTCAAATGACAGGAAAGATGTCTATAAAGGTTGATGAAGCAGAAAAACAATTAGAAGTTACAGTTGAAGACGAATATGGAAGATACCAAAAACATTTTGTTGGTTTAAGTGACAATGTAACCTATACATTAGAACAGAAGAACTTCAAAAATGTTGATAAGTATAAATACACGCTTAATTTTAATCCTAAAATGTGGATTCCTGTTGGCGTAGAGACAGTTGATTAGGTAGCAATAATGTGGAGAGGGTAATCCTGCTCCAGTACATATCAAAAAGGAGGTATGGATGATGGAGAAGCCAAGTTGGGGCAGAGTAATGGAAATGTTTTACGCAGATTCAGACCAATTTATAGAACGGTTGTATGAGGGTGGAGTTAAAATATTGGAGAAAGAACGTATTCCAAAACTAATTGACAAGGCTCTAGCGGATGGTGACAAAGAATCGTTCATGCAACTTACTAATAAAATGAGGGGATGTACTAATGGATTGGACAAATAATTCAAAAGAAAGACCTAAATCAAGCAAACTAATTCTGTTTAGAATTATCGGCTCTCATTTCTATGTTGGGTTTAAAGCGGAAGATGACATTTATTTTCCTATAAGTGGTGGATTTCAGTTTTCTAAAAAAGAAGTAACACATTGGGTATATATTGAAGAACCGAAAAGGGGAATATGATGGATAGATATTTATTTAGGGGTAAGAGAAAATACGACAACGAATGGATTGTAGGTCACTTATTTATATTAAACGATAAAACTTTTATTTCTGTTGATAGTGGTTGTTATTATGGAAGAACTCATTTAATTGAAGATAGTTTTGAAGAAGTTATTCTAAAAACGGTAGGTCAGTGTTCTGGTGAATCAGATTGCGATGATAAATTAATTTTTGAAGGCGATATTTGTGAAATTTGGATGGGTAGAGATAAACAAAAATCTCCTTACATTGTCGAAGATTTAAGAGATTTATATTTAGATTTAAATCATGCAGATTCCTATAATCGTATTTCAAAAATAAAAGTTATTGGGAATATTCACAATAAAGAATAGATAAAATTCCCATTTTATACAAAAAAGGAGATAGATAAAGTGACAGAATCTTTAATGCATGAAGAAATTATTAAAAAAATTAATGAATCACCAGAATTTTGTCCAATCACAGGTATGTATCGTTGTGATAAATACTTAATAGACAATAAAGTTGTATATCTTCCAAACCCTGCATATGATGCTTATACTTTACCAACTTATAATATAGACGAAAAAGCGTTTTATCATACACGTTATAATATGGATGATGATTTTTCTGAATGGGAAGAGCATTTATGCGATTTAGAAAATTTAACAGAAAGAGAAGACTTTGAGTTAATTAAAAAGTTTTACAATATAAAAGATTGATAAAAGTCTTATTTTATTAAGATGGGAGAAAAATAAATGAAAAAGTTTAGATATTCAACATTAGAAGAAGGAATATATCAAGGGAATTGGCATTGGTTTTTAGATGGAGTTAGAGTCACAAACGATTATGATGACGTAAAACCATTGACATATATTTTAAATCAATTAGGGCAAGATGGTTGGCAACTTGTATCGACTCATATCCATAAACAGTGGATTTTAATGCAAGAATATTAATAAAAGAGAGGTTTTATCAATGTCTGACAATGAACTAAAAGAGTATCTTGAAATAAATCACATTAAATCAAACGACGTTTTTATAGATTTAAACAATTTTTTAGAAAAAACAATAGATAATTATTCATCTTTGATGAACAGTTTATATGAACAAGATGACCAAAGATGGATACATAAAAATGAAAGAATGATGGCATTCATGACTACACAAAACATTCTTGATTGTTTAATTAAGAAACACACAGTTGACCCAAGCAAGGAGAGATTTTAATGCTTACATATGAAATGCAAGAACAAATAATTTCTGATTGTGCTAAACAACTAGGTTTAGACGCACATGTTAGCCGAATGTTTCAAGGAAATAAAATTGGAACTTGTGCTATGAAATTTATGGACTATAAAAAAGATAAACCTTTCAAATCTTCTTACTTATGGTGTAATACTGTTGACGTTTGTTTTTACTTCGATTCTAACGATAAAGCATGTGCAACTATTTCCGCTAGGTGGTCACATGATAGTACAGACTTAACAGAAAATAGAATAGACAAAGCAGTGGATTTAATCAAGAAAATGACTACATTAATGCAAGAAAAAGCAGAAAATATTGCAAAAATAGGTGAAATAAATGAATAAAATGGAAGTTTTATCAAGAAATAGAGATGGTAAATAGTACAAATGAAAAAGATACTTTATAAAGATTATCTTAACAATAACAATCGTTATGTTGATTTTGTTAATTTGGCTAACGATATTTATAATATATTAGTACATAATGAACAGGTGGAATTATCATTTAAACACGATTCTTGTTTTGATGAAACTGGAATTAAATTAATTTTTGTTCATTTATTAAGATTAACTACAATTAACAAAATAGTAGGAAATTTATATATATCAGAGTCTCGAAATGATATTAATGAATGGATGTGGCATGGTTTTAGATGGGCAAAAGAAGATGAGAAAGGCTCGTGGAGATTACCAAAAAGAATGTCTGGAAATGGTTGGATTAAACCAACAGATGATATTTCAAAATTTTGGATTTCACATGAAGAGGATAAAATATAAATGGCAAATACTATAGAAAGTCTATACAATATTTTTAAAGAATTACAGAATGATAGTAGTCGTACAGGGAAAGAATTTATCCTTGAACAAGAAAAAGATAATAAATTATTTAAAGAAGTTTTACAATTTGTGTATAATCCTCTGATTGTCGTTGGCTTATCAGATAAAAAGATTAACAAGACTGTTGAACTAATTTCAACAATAGCAAGTTATGATATTCGTACAATATTCAACTATTTATTACAGAACAATACAGGAACAGACAAAGACATTGCTATTGTACAAAATTATATTGGTCTATTCTCAAATGAAAAAATAAGAAATTTTATAAAAGAAGTTTTAACAAAGTCTATCAAATGCGGTCTCACGTCTAAAACGATTTGTAAAGTTTATGGTAAAGGTTTTATTCCAGAGTGGAACGTACAACAAGCACACCCAATTGATAAATGCAAATTAAAGAAAAATGAATGGATATGTTTGGGATTAAAGTTGAATGGTGTTAGGTCAACTCTACATGATGACATTTTTAAATCACGACAAAACAAAGAAATGACAGGATACAATCATATAAAAATAGATATTGAATCTATTGATTGGCTTAATAACTATGTTATAGACGGAGAATTGATTAGAAAAAATATTGACGGTGTTTCTGATAATGAGAATTTTAGATTAACAACAAGTATTGTGAATTCAGATAAAGAAAGTAAACCAGAAATTGAATTTGTCATATTTGACATTGTTCCTAAAAATGAGTTTGCTAAAGGAGAGAGTTCATTAAAACTAAGAGACAGATTACAACAATTAAAAACATTACAAACAAATATTGACGAATTAAGATTAAAAAACATAAGAACATTTCCTATTTATTATGAAGGAACAGACCATTCTCAAGTTGATAAATATCTTGAAATAGTTGACAAAGAAGGTCTGGAAGGCTTAATGTTGTTGAGAAATGAAACGTATAAGTGCAAAAGACATAATGGTATTTTGAAAGTTAAGTCTTTTAAATCTTCTGACTGTAAAATCATTGGATATGAAGTTGGCACTGGTAAATATAAAGGCATGTTGGGAAGTTTTGTTATTGATTTTAAAGGTAATTCTGTAAATGTTGGTAGTGGTCTTACAGATGAACAAAGAACAATATATTGGAATGACAGAGAATCATATATTGGAAAAATACTTGAAGTTAAATATAAAGAAGAAAGTAAAGATAGTAAAACAGGATTAGTTTCTTTACAATTTCCGACTTTTATAGCAATCAGAACAGATAAAACAAAACCAAGTTACGAGTAAACCAAACCTTGACTAGAGCAACAAATAATGATATAATTATTATACAGTTAAGAGACAGTGTAATTTCGATACAATAATAAAAAGCGAAAAAACACACTGTTTCTTATTTTTTATTTCATACAAAATACAAATAGGAGATACAAAATATGCAAAAACAATCACCCGAAAGTGTAATTAAGTCTTATAAAAATGGCAAAGAATTCACTACTATCTCAAGAAAAACTAATCTACCATTAAATGAAGTTGTTACTATAATTGAAGAATATAAGATTGCTAATACCATTGGGGAAGAAATTACTAGTCCTCACCAAATTAATGACGAACTTGCAGACGTTATCCGCACTCGATACATAAATGAAATTCCACAAACACAAATAGCAAAAGAACTTGATATCTTATTATATCCTATACGTAGTATTTGTAATAAAGCAAATTCAGACCTTGGGAGTAAAGCGAGTTTTGAAGACAAATACACGTTGATTGAGAATGTCACAAACTTAAATGAATGTCCCCATTGTACAAATAAACGATTACATAAGTTTGAAACATTAATTGAGAGAAGAGATGTTGAAGGCATGTATTGTGAACGATGTAGTAATGAGTATTTTAAATTAGTGGAAAAAGCACAAAAAAATGAAGAAGAAAAAGATGAAGAAGAAAACGAAGAAACTGACAAAGAAGCAGGAAAAGCAGAAGATATTGTAAAAGTTTATAAGATTAATTTTGAGTATATTGATTAAGTTTAAGTTTTGACAATGTTGGATAAGTACAAATAATTATGGTATAATTATAAAGTAAAATTAATTTACATTCCAAAATAATACAGAGAGGATTTGAACAAATGAAAATAATCGAACCTAGTGTAGAATTCGTTACCTGCACTCCGAATATCGGACAGGTAATAGAACTTGGGGCGAGAAACTGCTATAAATCGGAAAATAAGATTGATGTAGGAACGGATGAAAAACTGTTTAATCAGATTGTAAAACAAAATCATCACAGTTCAGTTGCAGAGCATGGAAGTATCACGGTTCGAATCATCACAGATAGAACAATGTTGGCTCAAATTACACGACACAGAATGTTTTCATATAGTGTGGAAAGTCAACGATATTGTAATTATTCAAAAGACAAATTTGGTAGTGAAATAACCTTCATTAAACCATATGAATTGATGGTAGATGCAGAGCAAGAGTACATCTGGTCAAGTGCAATGTATGATGCAGAGATTCATTATTTCGCATTATTATCAAACGGTTGCAAACCAGAGGTTGCTAGGGCAGTTCTTCCAAACTCTACTAAAACAGAAATCATTATGACAGGTAATGTTCGCTCGTGGAGAAACTTCTTTCAATTAAGAATGTCAAATCACGCCCAATCAGATATTCAGCATTTATCAAAACTGATTCACCAAGCAATGATAGACAACGGAGTTCCAAAATATTTATTTAATGATTTAATAAACGATTAATTAATAAAAATAAAAATGTATAAAAGGGGAATTTTATCAATGTCGATTACAATGATTGCCACTACAGATATAACAGGTGGTATTGGAACGCTAAAGGGAGAACGATTATTTAGTATTCCAGAAGATATACAGAATTTTACAGAAGTAACAGAAGGACATATTATAGTTTTTGGTAAAAACACTTGGGACTCATTATTAAAGAAACCATTACAAAAGAGAAAAAACTACATTTTAACAAGTGATAATAATTTCTCACCAGTAGACGCTAAAGTAGTACATTCGGTTGAAGAAGTTTTAAAACTATCAGAAACACATAAGATATTTATTTGTGGTGGAGAAGAAACATATAACTCATTCATGCCCCACGCAAACAAACTAATTATGACGCATGTACATGAATTAAACCCACTAGGAGAAATGTTCTTTCCAGAAATTGAGTTCCACGAGTGGAAGATTATAGATTCAGTTCCCCATGCAAAAAATGAAAAACGCAACTTCTCATTTGCAATTACTACATATGAACGGAGAACATAATGGCAACAATTATAACGCAAGATATTGATAGAAAAATTTTTATATCTGAGGAAATAACAGAAAAATTAGCCAAAGAAGTTATTACTAGAATTATTGAAATTAACGACTACGACGCAGACCAAGAAAGTACAGTTTTAAATTATCAAAGAGAGCCAATTGAAATGTATATTAACTCAAGAGGTGGTAGCTGTCATGATGGCTTAGGTATAATTGATGTTATGAACTTATCTGACACACCAATTATTTCATTTGGATTCGGAAATATTTTATCAATGGCATTGCTTATTTTTCTATCTAGTGACTATAGATTTAGTGGAGAGAATACACGATTTATGTATCACGCTATTTCATATGGAATTCATAATGATATTCAAGCACACGAAGACTATTTACTGGATACTAAAATGCTTGAAGAACGAATTGATAATATAATTGTTAGTAAAACAAATATTACAAAAGAATCTCTATCCAATATTCGAAAATCAAGAAAAGATTACTTTTTTTATAGTGATGAAGCATTAGAGAATGGTGTTGCCAACGAAATTCTAAAGAAGACCAGAATTGTAGAATTTAAGAAAGATTGTAGTGAAGATAAAGTAGAAGAAGTAGATAAGAGTAAAGAATAATGATATAATGTTAGACAGAAGAGCATAAATATAGTATGATGTAGATACATATTTATGCTTTTTATTGTATTAAGTACAATAAATAATTATAGAAAGGAGAACATAAAAAAATTTATGAGATGGGAAAACATACATAAACACACAAAATATTCAAATGTGCTGACGATGGATTCAAGGATATCAATAGAAGATATTGCCCAAAGAGCAGTTGAACTTGGACACAAAACACTATCTACCGTTGAACACGGATTCTTTGGCGACCAATTTGGATATTATGATATTTCTAAAAAATATAACTTAAAATTTATATTTGGTGTCGAATTTTATTATGTTCATGATAGATTTTCAAAAGATAAAACCAATGCCCACATATTAATTTTGGCAAAAAATATGGATGGCAAGAAACAATTAACAAAATTAGTATCTGAGTCTAATTTGAATGGGTTTCATTATAAACCTAGAATAGATAAACAACTTCTATTTTCATTAAATCCGAATGATGTTGTTGTTACCACCGCATGTATTGGTGGTATATATGGCAAATATGAAGACGAATCATTTATTTTAGAATGTTGTAATCATTTCGGTAAGAATTTTTATCTAGGGTTACACGCAAATACACACTATAAACAGGTTGAATATAATAAGAAATTATTACGATTACATAACACATACAATATTCCACTTATTTTTGAAGCAGATACACATTACATTCAAGAAGAAGACGCTAAATGGCGTGATTTACTTTTAAAAGGAAGGGGAATGTTTTATGAAGATGAAGACGGATTTGTAATGGATTATCCAACCATAGACACAATTTTTCAAAGATTTAAAGAACAGGGTGTTTTTACAAAAGAACAAGTTCAACAGGCATTAAAAAACACTTTAATTGTAGATGATTTTGATGAAATTATTATGAATAAAGATATAAAAATGCCATCCATATATCCTAATCTAACTCATGAACAAAAGGTTCAAAAACTCAAAGAGATTATCAATAGAGAGTGGGTATATGATAGACAACATATTTCCCAGAGTGATTTCAAAAAGTATCTTGATGCTATTAGATTTGAAATGGATATTATTGAAAAAACACACACGGAAGACTACTTTTTGTTGAACTATGACATAATTAAAAAGGCAAAAGAAAAAGGTGGAATTTTAACCAGAACAGGTCGTGGCTCTGCTCCTTCCTTTTATCTAAATAAACTTTTAGGATTTACAGAGATAGATTGATTAGATGCCCCAATAACATTATATCCAACTAGATTTATGTCAGTATCCCGTATATTAGAAACAAAATCACTGCCAGACATTGATTACAACACTGTAGACCCACAACCATTTGTTGAATCTGCGAAAGAAATATTAGGTGAAGATAATGTATATTGGATGATTTCATATGGAACTATGCAAGAATCCGAAGCATTTAGACATATGTGTCGTGCATTAGGAATGCATGATAATAATGCAGAAATAAATGAAATTGGTAAAAATTTAGACCAATATCGGAATCATCAAAAGTGGAAAGATATTATAGAAGATTCAAAAATGTTTATTGACGTAATTAATTCTGTAACGCCCCATCCTTGTGCGAACTTACTATTATCAGAACCAATATCAGAAGAAGTTGGGTTATTTCGTGTTGGGGATGAAAGCAAGGGAAAGAAAAAAATTGTCTATTGTGCATTAATTGATTCGGACACTTCTGACTCTTGGAAATATTTAAAGAATGACTTCTTAACCGTAACTGTATGGAAGATTATAGCTGATGTTTTTCATTCAGTAAATCAACCGATTCCAGATATAAGAACACTGAGTAAATTAGTTGAAAATAATCAAAGTGTTTGGGATTTATACTCTAATGGTATTACTGCAACATTAAATCAAGTTGGAACAGATAGTGGTACACCGCAAGTTATACAATATAAACCACAAAATCTTCGAGAATTAACTGGTTGGGTTTCCGCAATAAGACCTTCTTTTGCATCAATGAAACACTATTTTTTAAATCGAGAACCTTTTTCATATGGCATTACAGAATTTGATGAAATTTTAAAAGAAAGTGATAATTTTATCCTTTACCAAGAAAATATAATGTCTGCTCTTGTATACGCAGGGTTTAGCGAAGACGTAACTTATGGTCTTTTAAAAGCGATTAGTAAGAAAAAAGAGGGTATCATTGAGCCAATCCACGACACATTTATTGATGGATTTGTCAAAAAAACTGGTAGTGAAGAAAATGCTTTGCGAGTTTGGAAGATTCTTGAAGACTCTGTTGGGTATGGATTTAATTCATCTCACTCATATGCATATGCATTAGATAGTGTTTATGGTGCATATTTAAAAGCAGAATATCCTTTAGATTATTATAAAATCGTATTAAACATCTATGAGAGCAATGTAAAAATCCAATCGAAATTAATGAAAGAATTAGATTATTTTAAAATTAAGGTAAAACCAATTGAATTTGGAAAATCTAAAGCAGATTATGAAGCAGATTACGAGACAAATACAATTTATAAAGGTATTGCTTCAATCAAAAATCTGAACGCAAAGATTGCAAATAGTTTATATCAGTTGTCAAAAGAGAAAGAATATGATACTTCTGATTTTGTTTCATTATTAATAGATATCTTTAATCTGACAGATAAACCAGACGCAGGACAAATGGAAATCCTTATTCAACTCGATTTTTTTAAAACTTTCGGTCAAAAAGAAGTCTTATTAGAAATCTATCAAACTTTTGCAGATAGAAAAAAGGCGAACGAAGAACTTTATCCAGAATTTGCAGAGCAAAAATATCTTGAAAAAGTAGTAAAAAAACGAGATGGTACGTTAGAAGAAAAATGGAAGACTGTTAAAAAACTAATCGTATACAAATCAGATTTGACCGAAAAAAACTTTGAAGAACGTATGCAGAATATTTATGAATATCAAGAAGCGGTCAAAAAAAATCCACCACCAAAGATTGAATTATATGAACAGATAAAATTTGAGAAGGACGTTTTAGGGTATGCGATTTCTGTTTTTGAAAATATAGATGAAGATATTGTAGTAGTTTTAGATATTAATACTACTTATACACCTGTCGTAACGGTATATCGAGTGTATGACGGCACAGAATTTAAAGTTAAAATTAGCAAGAAAAATTTCTTTACTGGAAATGATGGTCAAATGCTGTTTGAAGGAGATATTATCTGTTTGTTAGAACTCGTAGAAAAAAATGGATTTAAAATGGTCGATGGAAAATGGGAAGAGAATCCAAATCGAAAAGATTTATGGTGTGAGAAGGTTCAGATGATTAAAAGAGGTAAGATGAATGAGTAACTATTGGTACGGATTAGATTTGAGTTTGACACAAACAGGTGTTGCTGTTTTTGACATGGATAAAATGGACTTTGTTTATGTCGGAAGTTTTAACACTGAAAAGATATATGCAACAAAACAATATAAAGGACTATATTTAAATGGATTAAAACTCAAAAAACTATTTGACTTTATGAATGATATTTTTGAAAAATTTCCACCCTCCAAAGCAATTATAGAAAAACCAACAACAAAGTTTTATGCAGAAACAATGGCATTAGGAAGGGTGCATGGAATAATAAATTGTCGTTTATGGGATATTCAACAAGAATATCTATTACCAAGCAATATTAAATTGACAGTATCGTTTGAGGGTAATGCTACAAAACAAAGGGTTCAACAAGTAATTCAAAAAAATTTTCCTCATTTAATTATGAATAATGAAGATGAAAGCGATGCGTGTTCAATAATCCTTGCATCATTGATTCAAAATGGTTTAATCACATGGGAAAAGCCTGTGAAAATTGTTAAGAGTACAAAGTCAACTAAGCCTAAAAAGCCTAAAAAAGAAGTTGACAAGTGTAAGTGATAATTATAAAAAGAAAAATCCCATTATTTTAAATGGGATTTTTTAGTATATTTATAACTTCCTATAATTTTGATTATGACCGTGTAAGTGTTTTAATATTCTATCCTATATCTATGTTCACCATTTTTTACATTGCTCAAATCAATAAATTGTATACTATACTCAATTACATCGTTTGCACAAAGATTATGTTCTTTCGCAAATTTACGAAATTCTTTAATTAATTCTTTGTCGAATGTAGTCTTAAATAAAACCCTATCTTTTGGGCGTGACTTTTTATCATATACAATAGTCCCGCAACTCAATACTTTATTTAATCCTTCTTCTAATAGATAGTTTATAAAAGTATCATTATTGTTTGCTGTTTCTTTTAATCTCTTAGTAATACCCTTACTAATAGTTGTTGCAAAGAAGTCTCTAGACTCGTCTGTTGTATGTTTTAACTTATCATTTTCCACAATCCACATATATTCACCTCTGAATATATGTTACCATAAAAAAACAAATAAAAAAGACGCATCTGGCAAGAGCGTCCTTTTTATTTCAGAAAACTATTTAACTGTGTATTTATTTTTGCACTTAGTAGTTCACACTCTGTAATTCACTTGATTACAGTCAAGGCAACGGTTACTTTAATATAATAGCATATATTAACAAAATATGTGTAATTTTTCCCAAAATGGGCAAAAAAATAAATCCCCTTAAATTACCTATTTAAGGGGATTTTGTCTATTTTGATTTTCTGTATAAAACTCTAATTTTATCCATTTATTTTTTTAATATATTTTTAGATACACGATTCATTTCTTTCACAGATGCTTCTATTAACATATCTAACTCTTTTGTAGAAATCTTAATTTTCTTTTCATTTAGAAGATTAACAACCTCTACTTTTGCTTTTTCAAGTTTTTCATTGCCTTTAAAACTTTTATAAATCTGTTCAACAGCAAGTACAATAACATCAACAACCGCTTTGTTGTGTTGAATTTTTGCTAACAAACCTTTACTCTTTACATATTCGCAAACTTCTTTTGTAGTCCATCCTACACAAAAAGTAAGAATAGCGACAACCACATCTAATACTACAGTGTTCATATTAATTACTCTCCTCTTTTTCGTTGAGCTTTTTTACACTCTTTTTATTGGTTACTTTAAAAACGCCAGATTCTAATTTCTGGTTTAAGTCTTCTAATTGACGTTGCAACTCTTTGTTTTCCATAGTTAATTCTAAGTTGACAACTTGTAACTTTTTTACTTCGTCTTTCAATGCTTTCATTTCTATCTTTTGTTCGTCCATCATGTCACGTAATTCTGTAATCAATTGATATTGGTCTTTGGAAAGTTGCACTCTATCGTTTACATCTACTACTGCAACTTTTGTTTTGTTTTTAGAAACTGTGCCAAAATGAGTTACAATCATTCCTAATAAACCTATGACGGCTGTAATGAAAGTTGGATTTGTTAAAAATTGCACGGTATATTCCTCCTATTGTTTACAACTCCTTTTATCCCTATAGAAAAAGGATATTAAATAAATTAATATCCTTTTATTCAATTTGCTTATTTATTTCAACATAACTGAATATGATGCTTTTCCATATACACCATCTGCTACTAATTTTTTTGACTTTTGCCATGCCTTTAATGCTTTGTCTGTTCCATTCCCAAAATCGCCATCAACCTTTCCACAGTTAAAACCTGCTTTGTTTAACAGTGTTTGAAGTTGTTTTACAGGTTCTCCTTTACTTCCCTTTTTTAGAGTAGGCTGTGGAATTACTTTTTTAGGAGATGCTGGTTTGGGATTAGGAATTGATTGAACAGGTGTAGCACCTTTTGTAATATATTTACCTTTTACATGTCCATTATCAATTTTTAACCATCCATCTCTTAATTCTCCATAGACATTTACAATAGCATTTTTTGCTAAAACAGTAGATATTGAACTATTTAAATCTGGTCTTGTACGAACATTTAATGCACTTGCATTAACAAAACCTGTATATAATACAACAGGTTTTACAGGTACTTTTACTGGTTCTGGTTGAACAGGTGTAGGAAATTGTACGGGTTGTGGTTCAACAGATACAACTTCTTCTACAACATAAGATACGCCAAAATACTCACAAACGCCTTTTGCCAATTCAATCGCACACTCTTTACGATAAGCGTCGGTTAAAAGATATACATGGTCTTGAATACTGTCCATAAAACCACATTCAACTAGAACAGCAGGCATATTTGTTTTACGAATTACCCAAAGCCCAGAACCATCTTTCACACCTCTATCTCTTAGAGTAGTTCCTTGAAGCATATATTTGTGGATTGTTTTTCCAAGCTCGTTCATTCTCTTAGTGGTAACAAGGGTTTCAATTCCACCCCAAGTTCCCCATTGTCCGTTGTTAGCATTTGCGTGAACAGACACATATAAATCTGCTTTTGCGTCGTTTGCTATTTTTGTACGAGTTTCCAAAGGAATATCTGCATCACCATTAGCAACTAAAAGCGTGTTAAATCCACATCGCTTTAATTCAACATCTAAAAACGAAACTACTTCTCTATTAAACAGATTTTCATTCATATAGTTTCTACCAATTTCACTAACTTCTCCATTTGGTAAAATTGGCGTTCTTTTTCCTGCTGTATCAACACCGTGTCCGTCATCAATTGCAATTAATTTTGTCATTCTATCTCTCCTTTTTATCTTATTCTTTAAAAAATATATAAAAACACAGAATAGCCTTTAATAAGCCATTCTGTGTTGGTCACGATTTGTATAAAATTGCTATTTTATTAATTAATTTCTATTAGAAATTTGTTCATACTCTTCTTGCGTAATTTTGCCTAACTCTAATGCTTTTTGCACCCTTATGATTGACCATAATCCACTTTCATAATAAGCCTTTATTGTTTCAAAAGTCATCTTATTCACCTGCCAACATTAATAAATAGTCTATATCCGCTTTTAGCTTTTCTTGTTCAGTTGGCGGTTGAGGTGTTGGCTCAAGTATTGGCAACAACTCATCTTCTAAGGTGTTGATATTGATTTTATATAACCCATTATTCTCCATGTAAAATCGGTGCTTTTCTGCATCTATCTCTATACACGGTGAAGGAATATTCTCACCATGAATTGATGCAAGGTAAAATCCTTTTATTTCACCCGTCGTTTCGTCGTAGTGCATTAAAAATTTTTCCAAATTAAATCATCTCCTAATGTCCTATTGCAATATATCTGTTCCATATCGCTCCACCGTTATTAGCGGTTTCTGGTTTATTAAAAATAGTAAACCTATCTACTTTTGGATATGCAATATTACTAAATACAAGATTACCAGAAGCGTATTGGTCATTCGTAGGAATTACACAAAAACACTCATTAGGAAATACTATCGGAAACAATATTTCATTTGACTTCCATAATCCTACACTTCCACCATTTGTTGAGAAATAACCCCATTGAAGAATCATACCGTTTGGCAGTTTTTGATAGCCATTAGAAGTTTTACTATTTAAGAAATCGTTTATATTTGGAACAGATTTACCCCCAATATCCAACGAGCCGTCTGACTTAAATTTAAACTCTTTTCTATTGGCATAGCCACCTTGTAATCCAGTCATTACAACTACATCATTATCGCCAAGTAAATATAACACTTCGCTAGAAACTGTTTCTGATGGGTTTCCCGCAATGTAAGTATTGTGTGCATCCCCACCTGCTACAATTGTTCTGCCTCCCGCACCTAGTATTACCCCGTGACCATTTGTGTTTCCAGTCTGCATAGTTAAAACATTGGCTAAAGTTGTCCCATCTGTATATTGTAAATTTTTATTAAGTACAACATCTCCATTTGGTTCAAATGTATTTGTTCCACTAGGGAATTTCCCAATACCAATTGATTGTTTTTCGCTATCCATAAACATAATCGGCACACCAATATTTACTATAACTTTCTTATGTTCAGATTCCCCAAACACATCATTAACATAAAATTCTATTTCAAACGATTTGTTTTTGTTTAATATTAATACAACATTTTTTCTACTACCAACAGTGTTATCTGCTCTACCAATATAATTTGGGAAGATAGCAGTCGAATCACTAACAAATGAAACTGGTGTTAAGAAACTTCCACTAGGCAATTCTCTATATCTGTACTTCATATTTGTTGGAGATGTTGTTTTAATTGAGTTTTTATTTACTCCATTTATATTTAGTGGAGATATTGTACAACTCATAGATAACTCTGTATCATCTTCATAACTGTTTTTTCGTAGGGCATTGTAAGAAATTATTGGTGCTGAATAAGGTACTATTAAAACAGTTTTAGAAACAGATGTTTTATTTCCCCTGTTGTCTTCCGCAATAACAGTTAAAGTGATATTTGAAGAAACGTTTAATTTGTCACTCGTTACGTTATCAAACGTGATTGAAGTACCACTGTGTAGTTTTACGTTAGAATAGTTATTTAATGTCGCAGTGTAGTTTTTCATTGATGTTCCACTTCCCGCTACTGCAAGAGAGTTTACCTTTATTTGAACAATTGATTTATTTTGAATAATATATTGGTCATTACCTGTTATAGCCGATGTTGTATTTATATCCTTATATGATATACTTGTGTTGTTAAAAACAGGGCTTTCTGTTATAACATTTACACTCGCAGTTGAAGTATTTGTTGTATCCGACCTAACGACAGTATCATTATAATATGTTGTTAGTGTATAGGTAACTGTTCCAGAGTTTGATGTTGGAAGTTTTGCTAACAATGCAACTCTATCTACGCTTGTATCCCACGTAAATTGCATACTTCCATCTGGTCGAACTTTGAGTGCAATTGTTTTAGAGAATCCTAAAAAATTTGCACTCAAATCATATCTAAAAGCAGAATTCTGTTCTCCACCAACCTTTATTTTTAATACATTTCCTATTGTAAAATTACTTACTGAAACTGTACTGGCAGAAGGAGAGTTTACAGTTCCCCCAACATTATTATATACACTTCCTATTTGATTATTATAAGTATCATTACTATAAGTATAAATATCAACAGACACTTCTGCACTCGCCCTACCTGCTAAAACACTAAATATCGCTTCAATTTCTGACGTTGTAAAACCGCTATTAATCGTTGTTCCGCTATAGGTATAGGCGTATATTTCTTTTATCAAAACCCATGAATTATTCGTATTTTTAACATGTATTTTTAAAAAGTGAGCAAAAGTCGCATACCTCGCTATATAAATGTTAAAATTATTACCCGCTAAAAAAGGAGTATCGAAAGTCACCGTTGACGCTCTTGGAATGGTTGTTAATATTAATGACGTACTTGCCGAAATTGTTCCAACGGAAATTCCTGTTGCAAGAGAGAAACTAGCACTAACAGACCTACTTCCGTCACTATAATGAGAAATTGTTGCATAAATATCAAATAATTGTTTTGTTGAATATTGTGGTAGTGTTGTTTGAAAATTGCAATACCACACACCATCAATATAGAAATCTCCTGTTTTCGTGTTATTGTTATAACTCGTCCCAGACGTGGTTGCAAAACCTTGAAAACGCACATAACTGGTATTACTTGGTGTATCATATGATATCTCTGTTGCAGTCATATATATATTCGATACAGCCATTTATTACCACCCCTTTTTATCTTTTAATTTTACGAGACTGGGACAAATCCCCAACCTTTATTTGTACCGTTATCTATTGTTACTATTTTTATATTGCCTAAGATAATTTCTTCTTCTGCAACTAATTTTTTGGAGTGTGTTTCATCTTTATCTAACCAAAAAACTTTATCAAGTATTCCATCATTATTCTTGTCATAATATCCTGCGAAGGCTTTTGTCGTCATTTCTGTATAGCCAATGGCTTGTCCATATGTTAAAGACCCAACATCTGAATCAATTTGTGTAACTCTAATACCTTCAATATCAAAAGATGTGTTTGTATTATAAGTTTCTCCATTTGAGAATGACCACGTTAAAGGTTCACTACCGATATTAAACATTAATCCTGTTACAACAGCATTTGTATAGTTTGATGCACGAATTCTCACCTTTACTGCTTGTGCTAAATATGAGTCAAATGTAACGCTCCCGAACTCGTATCCTACTGTTGAAGTATTACTATCATATTTTTTAACGGCAAGAACATTATTGCTTGAATCTAACACTTCAAACCATATTGCATTGTTATCACCAGAAATTGTTACACCAAATGGCATTGATTTTTTTATATGCCAAGATAATGTATACGATGTAGATAAAGAAATTTGTATATCTTCTACACTGCCTGTTTTTATAATTCTCTTTGTTTCACCTAATATATTTACAGTCTGATAAAGGTTTCTATATTCACTACCTGTTCCACCTGTAAGAGTAAGTGTGGTTTGTGGAAAATAAAATGCTTTCTCAAATCCTATGTCTCTAACTGTATTATCAACATCTATATTAACACTGTACTTTTGTGGAGTACCCCATGATGGATTGTTGACCACCCAATGCTTAAATTGAACGTCTTGAGAAAATCCAATGGAGTTTTTAAGAATATTAATACCACTAGATGATGAAATTTTTGCTGTTATATCTTTAGATGTTTGTGTAAAATCTGTTTTTAATTGATACTCACCAAGTTTTGTACCAATTTCATTGATGTATGCTGTGCTATTTATAACTGTATTAGCAATTGCATCTGGAGTTATTGCAGTTTGGACACCAGACACTATTGATTCTTGCACACCTATCCTAGTAGTTAGATTATCAACTACATTTCTACCTTCTGAATCTTGAAGGTAAAAAGAACCTACATTAGCACGAATGCCATCTTTATCGACGGAAAATGTAGAATTTGCATTAGCAATACTAAGGTTGTCCCCCAGAATTATATGTCCGATTATTTGTTCAGCAACAATTCCAGAAGCCTTTATTGCTGTTCTCCAAGTTTCACCCTTATCTCCAGATAACGCAATTACACCATTCTGCACTACAACTATTTCGTTTTCGTCATAAGGATTAGTTACAACGACACCTCTACCATCTATCTCAACGGAATTATTTACTCCCGCAATTATCTGTTGTTTTGTTGCATCCCATTTATCTGTTATAAGTTTACTTACTGTATTTTCAACAGCAGTAACTTTATCCCATTTATATTTATTGTTTTCAATTAATGTTGTTGCGGTTTTACTGTTATATAGTAATTGAACTAATTTTTCATTATCGTCAAGCAAGTCAGAATTGTTAGCGATAATTAATTTTGCTACTCGATTATCTACGTCGTAGTCAATCTGAATAATCTTAGCCATATATTCAAGTTTCATTTGCGTATATTTTACTTTTGCTAAGTCCCCTAAATATAACTTGTCCCAATAATATTGTTCTTCAACAACGTCTAATATGTTGTCAATATTGGCTTCAATAACGACTTTTGGTTGTCTTAATTCTTCAAACTTTTTAAGAGAGTCTTGATATAATTCATACTCGTCAATGTATTTATCATCACGCCACTCTTTTTCAATTACAAACAAATCTAATTCATCTATTAAGTCTTGCGTGAAATTTGCATCTTTAGAAATAAGTGCATACAAAGCGTCAATTTGGCTATTTAAAGAGATTATATTATTATTTATTGTATCCGTAATTAACTGTTGAGCATTAACTTGTGCTTGTATGTTATCTTTTTCAGTTTGTTTTAAAGTAACTAAATCTATATTCGCTTGATTATATGGATTATCTTGTAACAGTGTTTGAGCGGTTGTTAATAATTCATTAGCCGTAAATAACTCAGATTCTAATTCTGATAAGTTGGAATCTTCCGTAACTTTTAACGAATTCTTTTCTGATAATTCCGCCATGGCATTTTCAATTTGTTCTTGATTAGCGTCTATAAGTAATTGATAATCAAGCAATGCGTTACACAACTCATCAGACATAAAATCAGAACTTTTCAATACAGTTACAGTTTCTCCTACTACACTTCTTTCAAATGGGTGCATAAAATATGTGAAATCTTCAATATAACTTTGACCTGTTGGATTTACCGCATTAATAGTTAGGTCTTCATTTCCATACACATACATTCGTGTAACCATTTCGTCAGATGTTCTTGATTTTTCAATAGAATTTAAAAGTCTTCCATAATTTAATGTTAAACCTCTAAATTTACCGCTATCTTTCATATCTTTGAACCTAACGATTCTATTTTCTGTATCCCAAACAATTAATGCACCGAATGTTTCTCCCGCACTTATGACGGCTTCTAAAACAGTAGAACCATTGCTTTCGAATGAACGAACCATATTATCAAAAATAGTATCAATTTCAAAAGTCCAAGAAGTGCGACTTAATAACTCAGTCATTAGCTCTGACAAACTATAATTAGGCTGTTCTTCTTCTGAGACTGCCAATTGTACTAATTTTCTTTTCAACTCATAACCTAAAGAGAATGCTTTAACATTGAAAATAGTTTTATCGTCACCATTTTCAGTTATATCTTCTACAACAAACCACTCAATATAGTCACCCATAGATACTTTAATAAGCATTTTTTCCTTAATCATATCTATGTGTTTGTTGTAAACTTGAACGTCGTCTTCTTCTACATAGTAAGGAATGGAAAAATTTAACTCATTTATGTTCCCTAGTTTTATAGATAATTTAGTATTGAATTTCTCGCTAATATGAGAAATAATTGTTTTATTAGGTTTCGATAAATGAAGTTTTGCGTCTTTAGGTCGTCTGTCGTAATTTATATCAATAAACAATATCTAACCCCCTTTCTTTCAAACTTTTAAAACTTATATTTAAGACGATAACGCAACTGTATATCGCAATTACCAGTTATTTTAAGTGTATTAATACCTTTTATTAATCTAGGGTAGTTCCCAAAAACTCTGTCGTAAATGTAATATCCTGTGACACCAGTTTCTACTATTTCTTTTTGGCAGTTAATATATATATCGTCTGTCACTATCATATCTGTCAGTTTAAAAATATCTGTACTAATTGTTTCATTTACAATTTTAACTTCACCAGTAGCGTTAGTTATTGAAATTTCTGGATAAATATCTTTATGTCCACTATTATTTATAACTATTTGTTGTGTTCCGACCACATGATATGTATCAGTAGTGATAACTGGAGAATTTATATTAGAAGATTTACAACGAATTCTTAAAGTTATATAACCGTTCTTCAAACCATTATGAATAAGGTTTGAATCGCCAATAACCATAGCCATAAATACTTTGTCTGGTTTATTATCAAATATTAATTCTTTATAGTTTTCTTGAAACAACCACAATACAACATCGTTTATATCGTTATCTGTAAATTCATCTTCAAACGCAATCATCATGTCGAATTCTAAAGGAGACTCTTCGACACCATGAAATAAAGGCGTGTCATTATTTGCAACTTTAGTTTCAATTATGTTTCTATTTGCATGTAGTTGTTCTTCAAATAAACCACCACTTAAATTAACTTGCATCAGCCCAAAATTTCTACATGACACATTATTTAAGGAAAAATACAAACTATCTTTTATCGTATTGCCCATCATTTCACCCCTTTTTAAATAAAAGAAGCATGGGTTATTTCCCACGCTTCTTCATTTTATTCATAAATTCACTAGCAAATTCTCTAGCACCTTTCTCGTTACCAACCAGTTTGTCAATATTAAATTCATAAACTGTTGTATTGCTAATCGCACTAGCCTTGCCACTATCTACAAAATCCTTTGCCTTATTCATACGTTTTAAAGTAGGCAAAACATCTTGCATTGTTCTCATTATCTTGACTGTATCTAAAATGTTTAAAGTATCTTTTTTATTCAGAATCAATTCTTTATCATCGACAATCGCTAACCCGCCAGAACTTGGGAGAGAACCAGTATAACCACCACTCTCAAATCTTTGCAACGCTTTTAACTTTGTCCAAGTTTGAATACCCGCAATACCATCAGCAGATAATCCGTTGCTTTTTTGGAATGATTTTAATGATGACAATGTTTTTGAACCAAAAATACCATCGACTGTTATCCCTAATGCTTGTTGTAGCAATCTTACCAAATCACCTTTTTGACCATATTTTACATTGGTAGTAGGGATTGGAATTCCACTACCACTATTTGTGCTTGATGTAGGTGAAGATGTTGCAGTTGGTGATGGTTGAGATATTGTTGGAACATACGTTGTAGTGTTAGTTGTTGCATTAGCACCTGCGTTAGACGCATTATTAACACCTGCATTTGTAATTGTATAAGCAATCGCATTCGCTAGTCCTAAGATGTCATTAAGTGGTGTTGATAAATTGTATAGCATATTATCAACAACTAAAGCACTTACCTTTTCAACTTCATCTCGTACAATATCAGACATTTCAGCAAATTTAAAGGCTACTCCATCAATACCTTCTGTTAAACTATTAAAGATACCAAGGTTCATATCATCAAGATTAAGTTTCATACTACTTAACTCTGTGTTTAGCGTTGTAAAACTACCCTTAATAGCATCTTCACGCATTTTAGCCCAATAAGCATCATTATTAATTAAATCTTCATAATGCTTATTAATTGCTTCCTTCTGCTTGTCGAGATTGTCCATCATAGACTGTAATGCGTCGTCTTCTGCGATTTTCTTCTCTTCGATTCCATCAAGTTGAAGTTGTTTCTGTTCCTCTAAACCCTGTTTAGTTAATTCAAACTGTCTATCACCTTGAAATTTCGTTATTTCTTTATTTAAAGCATCAAGTTCAGCTTGTGTTTCTGCTAACTTTTTCTTTCCGCTTAAAGAAGTATCTCTGGATAAAAGAGTGATTTTATTCACTAATTCTGTTTTCTTTTGGTTCTTTTCATTTAAATCTGCTTGATATTCATTTGCAGATTTCTCTTTATCCATTTCCTTAAACTTTGCATCATAAACTTTATTAATAGCGTTGATTTCTTCATCATACGCTTCTAATTTATCATCATGTAGTTTTTGGAATTGTTCTTTTTCTTTATCTATAGCATCTGTAGCCATAGACTCCATATTTTTATAGTAATCTTTTAAAGCGTCAATTGCATCATCCGCAACTTTTGCTCTTGTTTCTTGAATATCTTTTTCAGCGTTTAGCACACCAACCATAGCATCTTCAAGTTCTTCTTTGGCTTTTTGTAATTCTTCTAACGCTCTCTTGGCTTGGTCTGAGCCACCACCATATTGAGCAACCGCATTATTATATGCTGTATTTAAAGAATTGACTTCGCCCTGCTGTTGTGTCTGAGCCTGTTGTGCTTCTAATGCTTTTTTGATTTGCAGATTTAATAACTCTTTAATGTCTTCTGGATTAATAAATCCATGAACATCAATTTTAAATTCAGTATTATCAATGCTATCTTGAATTTTCTTAATAGCAGTCTCATAATTAGATACAATTTCATCAATAAAGTCGTTAAAAATCTCTAAAGATTTTTGTTTGATTTCATTTAATGTGCCTTGAATATTCGAATTCAAACTTGCAATCTTATCAAGATTACTTTCGTATTCTTTTTGCAAATCGTTATATTCTTCACGTTGGTCTTTTGTGTGCTTGGAAGTATTACTCAATGCACTTAGTCTGCTTTGAATGGCAACATTTCGAGCTTCCACTTGTGCGACTTGTTGTTTTTCAATAGCCATATTCTTTAACTCATATTCCATTAGAGACTGTAGAGTATTTCTATATTCTAATGAATTTTTGTTAAGAGATTGAAGTTTATTATTAAGGGAATTAATAATAGTTTCATATGCTTTATGCTGTCTTTCTAGTGTGTCAACTTGGAATAGGTCGGCAAGTTGAGTTTTGCTAGATGAACCAGATTTAGATTTTGAAGTAGATTCTTTAAGAGTTTTAACACCAGATAAAATACTACTTGTGTCAACATTAAGAGAAATTTGTTTTGCATTCATCTGACTTTTTAATTTGTCTAATTTGGTTGCTATCGCACCTGTCATTACCCCATCGTTTGCCATAACCTTACGGGATAATTCATCGTATGCTTCTCCTAACTTACTCAATGCAACAATTTCTAAATTCCAATGTTCTATTTTCTTTTTAAGTGCCATTGCTACTGCAATTTGTTGTTGGTCTTGGCTAGTTGCTAAAACATTATTTATATCGGTTTCTGCTTCTGCCACATTTTGCATCATATTTACAATTGACGATATTGCGTCAACATTTTGATACAATGAATTTTTAAAATATGAAAAGGTATCTCCTAATAATAACGTAGCACTATCTAACGCTTCTATTTGTTTTGTTGATAAGTTTTCTTTCGTTTCTTTTCCATACATTCTCAGCACAGTTACAGCATTTTTTAATTCGTCTATCTGTTCTTTTGTTTTACCAAGCATTAACTCAGTAATACTTGTATTTTCTAAAATAGACTTTGTGTTTTCATCAAAGGCAGTTGTAGATTCTTCCACACCTTGATTTAGAAGTTCTTGTCTAATTTTTACTTGACCTGCCTGTGTTGCATAAGATAAGAGAACCGTTTTTGCTTCTTCTACATTTGGAATATGTTTCTGTATAGACTCCGTTAATGAATCAATTGCGTCGCTACTCATATTAGGATTGTTCTTTAATTGATTTTGAACACTGAACAAATCAGTCATAACATTCTCAATTTTAGATTTGTCCATTTTTCCAAGCGACTGAGCAAAAGAGTCTGGTAACGCCTTAACTATTGTGTCGAACTGACTTAGGACTGCTTCAACTTGTTTTGGGTCAGTAAGATTTTTTGTTATAGTTGCTGTTACATCACTAAATGCGGTTGCGATTTTTTCTTTTTTAGCTTTTATTTTTTCAAATAATTCGTCTACTCGTTTTTCTGCGTCATCCTGTGTTTCACCTTTTCCAAGTTTCATTGCATTACGAATTGCCTCGTCATTCGACGCAACCATGTTATCTAGGAAATTACGCTGTGAAGTAGATAGGTTATTTAATTTTCTATCAGCTTGAAGAGATATATCAGACTGTCTAATGATTTCAGAAACTACTTTTCCAATAGACGTACTATATGCACCATTAAATTCTTCTGCTTTGTACTTTAATGAATCAAGTTCGTCTTCTAAATCTTTTATTGTTGTAGACTGAGCACCATCTTTTCCTCTTACTTCTATTTTTTTACCATTTTTATTCCAAGTTTTTATCTTCTTTTCTAAATCGCTTATTTCCTTTGCTGTATCTTTTAAGTCATCTTGTGAACCAAAAAGACTTTCTATATTGCTATCTTTTTTCTTACCAAACTTATTTTTCTCATCATTTGCTTTTAATTCAGCAAGTCTTTCAGCGTGTTTAACTTCTTCTCTCATTGCACTAGCTGTTTTTAAGTGAGCCTTACCATTAGAATCAACATAAGCAATCATAGTTGGAAATGCTTCTATGATTTGTTTTTGTATAGATGAGTATTCTGACAGTTGTTCACTAGATAAATCTTTCTCACTCATCTTTTCAAATTTACTATACTTATCAATCATTGTGTCGATACTACTAGCATATTTGTAATATGAGTCAATCATCTTTTTGTTTTGGCTCTCTATTTTTGCTTGTTCTTTTCCATGTTTTACGTATAAACTAATTAATCCTTCAATAGCAAATCCTAGACCTACTAATGCAACGCCAATACCAGTTGAGATGAGTAATCCACGCATAGCAGTAGAAAATGAAACAGTAGCACCAGTTGCAACTTCATTAGCTGTTGTTAAAGCCATGGTTGCCCCTGTTTGTCCTTTAACTGCCCCAGATGTCTTAATTAAAACGTTGCCCTTATTAGCATATAGCGTTTGTAATTCTTTTTCTGTGGATATTAGCTTTTCTGTTTGAATTAATTGCAACGCTTCTTCATATGCTACTTCTTTGAGACTTCCGTTATTTAAACCCTTTTGCACAGCACGTTGTCCAATATTTTGACCAAAATTTGAATTATCAAATCCTGCCATAGATTTCTTATAACGTTCTGAATTGGTTATCAGTTGGTCAAAAGATTTATTAATTGAACTTAAAACTCCAAATTTACTTAGGGCTGTACCAACTGCTAGAAAAGTCAATGGTAATACGCCAAATGTGTCTGCTAATTTTACTCCTAGACTAATTAATCCACCAAGTAGGTCAAATAACCCAATCATCGCATCGCTTAGGAATGCTTCCCCAATAGAGTTTGATAATTCTGTAAATTTATTTTTTAATTTATTGATTCTTGCTTCGAATGATAGTAAATACTTTTCATTTTCTCTTGTTGCTGAACCTTGTGAATTTAAAGCTGTTTCAGTAGCTTTAACGCCCATTTGGAAGTTAGACATTAACGCATTGAATCTTGAGAGTTGATGCATACCTGCAATCTTAACAGATGCATTGCGTCGTTCTTCTTCTGTTAAATCCTTCCATTTTCCTGCAAGAGATGTTAGAAGTTCTTGTGACGATTTTACAGTGCCATCAACATTTTTCATTGATAGTCCTAAGTTGGCGAATACCTTTTTAGATTCTCCTAATTCAGAGATACGTGCATATAGAGATTTAAGGCTATTCCCAATAATTGCCCCCGACTCCATAGTAACTGCACCAATTGACGTAATATTACCAATATTTTCCTCTAATGTAACTCCAAACGTCTTCGCCACCGAAGCTGATTTAGCCATGCCTTCTGCTATCTGCTTCGTCGAGATGGCGAACTCATTATCGACTTCATTCATCGAATCTACAATTCTTATACTCTTTTCTGCTTCAATATTAAAAGCATTCATGACTCCAACGAGGGTTTCCCCTGATTCTTGTGCCGACAAGTCAGATACATTTGACATTATTGTTGCTGTTCTAGTAACCGCTAACAATTGTTGTTCATTAAATTCTCCAAATGTTCTAGCGAATTCATTAACAGTAGCCATTACATCGTGAACACTTTTGCCTAAGTCTTTCGACAATTGCAATGTATTCTGAAATAAACTCTCAATATTTAAACTATCACTAGCAACTCGTCTTAATTCTGTTAAACTAGTATCTAACTCAATAATTTCACGAGATATTGCACGAATTGCTTGTGCAGTACCATAATAAATTGTCGTTGCTGTCATCCAAGTTGGTACTCTCGCCATGGCAATTTTTAATTGTTCCCATATGCCTAGGTTACGATTGGCATTATAAACCATGGATGTTGACATTTTTGTAACTTCACTTGTTAAGTGATTTACTTTATAGGCTACCTGTTCGACTTCTTTCCCAGTACCTTTTGCAGTAGCAGTTATTAACGAGAACCCTTTTTCATTGTCTGTTCTCATAGTTAATTCTGCTATTTCTGCATTAAGTAAGCCCATTTCTTTTGTGTACTTTTTAGCACCTGCAATATCGCCTTGTTTGATAACTGTATTTATTTTATTATAATCAGAGTTTTTTACTAAAGATTGTTGTTTTAATCTTTCTTCTGTATCTATTTTTATAGCATTCGCTTCTGCTAAAATTGCAGAAGTTCTGTTTTTATAGAATTCAGTCTCATTTCCATCAAATCCATTTTGACGAGCAATTTCTAGTTGCTTCTGCATTCGTAACTTATATTCATCTTGAGTTAATGAGTTTTCGTTAAATTTCTTTTCCGTAGCATATAAGTCTGAGAATGCTTTTTCAACATCTCTTGCTGTTTGCTTCATACCATTAGAGATAGTTTTGGACTTTACTTCCCACTGTCCTTCATCTATCTTAGAACCATCTTCCATGGTCTTTATAGCAGATTTCCATTCCCAAGCCCATTCTTCTACTTGACCTTTACTATTATCAAGTTTAGTAGTAAAGCCCTTTAAATTACCTTCTGCATCAGTAAATGCTTTAGATGAAGCAGATACGCCTTTATTCAATTCTTTATCAGAACCAACAATGGCATCTCGCATTTGTTTTTGTGCTTCTTTTACACCTTTAACATATGCTGTTGCACTTGGACTACCGATAGAATCTGGATTTTGTATCCTTGGGATTACTTTTTCCGCAACCTGATGATACTCATCTATAATTCTTTTAATCTCTTTTAGTTGGTCTTTAATCTGTTTAGCAGAACCCTTAATATCTATTTGTACAGGTATTTTTAACATTTTTGCGGTATCTGCTTGATTGAATACCCTTTGAATATCAGCAATACCTTTATTAATAGACCCTACACTTGCAGAAATTGTTGCTTTTAATTTAATACCTACATTTTTACTTACTAACATATCGCTAATGTCTTTTATATCCTGTTTTAAACCAGACAAAGAGCCAACCGTTTTCTGTAACCTAGCTTGTAGGACTAAATTTAAGTCATTATTTTCCAATATATGTTCACTCCTTTTAGTCTTAGTTTTTTTATTTCTTATTACAAAGATTTAAATATTTATAAATTTATAACAATAAATAAAAAAACTAAGATTGTTAGTCTTAGTTTTAATCTGTATTATTTATCCGAATAGGTCTCCCATATCTTCGCTTTCATCACGTATTACATAGTGTTTATTTGTTGTCTCACTGGACTCGTGGTTTAACAACTTTTGGGCAAAACGCACGTCTTTTCCTTCATCAACAACAATATGCGTACTTCTTGAGGCACGTATCAAATGGGGAAATATCTTTCTTCCTACAATTTTGCCGAAAGAATCAACCCACAGATTGACAGTATTAACACTAATATGGTTGTCTCCTTTTTTATTTGAAAATATATACTCAGAATCTGTACCTTTTATATCAACCCATTTTCGCATTGCATTCATAGCGTCTTCACTAATCATAAGGCGTATTGCCTTTCCACCTTGACCTTTTCCCTTTCCTCTCAAGGTATGGCTTAAATAGAAGCCCTGCTCTTTTCCATTTTTATCTTTATATTGTTCATAGTTTAATATTTCTGTTTTTAATTGAATAACTTCTGCTCTACGTCCTGCACTTGAATACGCTGTCAATAAATATGCTAACTTTTGATATTGCTTTTCTTTCTCTAATGCTTTTATGAGTGTGTTCAATTCTTCTATTGTTAAAGGGATTTTTTCTTTTTTCTTAACATTTGCAACATTCGGTATTGCTTTTGTATAAATATTGCGGAACATTGGGTGTTCTTCATTATAGTAGACTTCGATATACCCACAAAGAGAACTAACACTTGAACGTTTAAATTTACAAGCCGAACTGGACATTCCCAATCCTATTAAATAGTTTTGATATTTTAATCCATGACGTTGTTTTAATGTGGTAATATCCACATTCCTTTCATTATCGTAAATCCATTTTGCAAAAATTTTAAGTGACGATTCGTATTGTTTTAGTGTTTCTTTGGAAAGATGTTGTTGAGATAAGAACTCTTCAATAAAATATTTATTGTTTTTATTAACTTCTTTGTCCCAAAAATCCTTACCTACTTCTTCTATTTTTTTATATGCCATATCTTCACTACTCTCATTAATCCATTTTTGGCATTGCTTTTTTACCCTTCCAAGTAACATTTAATGTAATTGGAAGTTTTCTATATTTCATAAAATTCTCAAATTCTTCAATAACCGCACCAAGATAATGCGTTCCTTCTTCAAAGTCACGAGTAACACCGTTTAGCCCTGTCGTGGTTGGAGCATCTATCCAACCTTCACTTATCTTTACCCACGCATGACCGACGTTGTTTCCAACGTCACTAAATGAGCCATCTGCTTCTAAATTAGCACGATTATCAAAGAATTCACTTTGTCTTCCTGTACCTAATCTATCAGACTCTCGATAAGCAATATTATCGTCATAAGTAATACTAAGTTGTAGCATGTTACCTACCTTTTTTATTGTACCTAGTCTTATTGCTTGTGAAGATAATGTAGCACCAGTTCTTTCATATGAAACTGGAACATAACTTTCATATATTTCTCTCCATTTTTGTCTAGCAATATGTTCTAAAAGCTCTCCTGCTTCTTTTAAATCTTGCTTCACTTTTTTATCTATTATTTTTACTGCTTCTTTTGTTTCTGATAGTTTTAAAATTTGATTTATAATACTTTGTTCATACTTATTCAACTCGCAACATCTCTTTTAATTCTTTACTTTTAACTTGTTTCGAAATCTCTTCATATTGGTCTGCTAACCCATGGATGTTTTCTGTAATTAATTCAGTCATTTTTGTAACTTCTTCTTCTGGCATCTCGTTCACAACTTGGTCTAATAAATCTAAATCAATTAACATTCTCAACATTTTAATTGCTACTGGGATATCATCTGGAACATCTAAACTTGTAAAATGTTTTATCATTAATAATTTTGTATAAGCCATAGATAAGTCCAAAGAGCCTTTGTCTTCTACTGTTGTCATAAATTTAACGATGTCATCTAATAACGACGCTTGTTTACTTTTACGGAAAAATTCATCGACCTCAATCTTGAATTCTTTACCTTCCATTTGTACATAAACCGTTTTTTGTGCGTCTAATTTTTTGTTACTTTTTTGGATTTCTTTTAAAGAAAGCCCCTTAATATTGCTATTTGTCATAATTTATTTTCTCCTTTTGCTCTATTCATATTTTCATTTTTTAAAAATCCTTTATTTAAGGGTGTTTTAAACACTCAAAATATGAATAAAATCGACATTTTATTCATATTTTTAATCTAAAAAAATAAAGGTAGAAAATTTAATTTCTACCTTTATTTGTGTCTAATTAGTAACGAGTAATTGTATACAAGTCGCCATTTTCTGCACTTGCAAGAATGTCTAAGTTAAAATCGAAAGTTGAAGGATTTTCAGCTTCAAGAGTGATAGTAAACTCAGATTGCAATTTCGCTCTTGCAATATAGAATTGTGCTTTGTAAGGAACACCGTCATCACCATTCATGATGCAATCTCCAACAACAGCAAACTCGTGAGGGAATACTTCTGCGTTGAACGTAACTTTTGCCAAGTTAGTTGATGTAGAAACGTATTGATAAATTACTTGAACAGAATCTCCTTGTGCAACAGTAGGAGTAGCAGATGTTAAAACTACATCACTTTCTGTAACAGTAAAGCCAGTGATTTCTTCTTGAAGTAAGCCACCTTTTGTTTTAAATACTGTAACACTTCCAGTAATAGGTTCGTTTGCTAGTGCAACTTCTTTTGTAGCGTCTACAGTTAAGATTTCTCTACCAAATAAAGTAGCAGTTGTTTCAACAGCTTGACCTGCTAGTAAAGCTAAAGATTGGTCTGAAATTAAAGCATCTTGCATTTTTAAGATTGCTTCACGACCATATTCAAAAGACATTAATTTTTTGTTTCCTTGACCACCACGAATTTCTTGCTTTTGTGATGTGTTTTCGATTGATGAAGTTTTTAAAGTATCCATTACTAAAAGTGGCTTCTTTGTTACTACATCAAGATAAATTGCGTTCATTACAGATAAAATACCAGAACGTTTATTTACTCCCATTTTTTATTTCCTCCTGTTTTTGTTTTAATTTTATATATAATTATTTTTTGCATTAGAATTAACTTGACCAATGTTGGAGATTAATCTCCTTTGGATTTGCACCTGCCATGATAGCTCTAACACTAAAATCATAATTATCAATTTTTTCCAATCTTTCATATACCCTGTAAAGTTGATATATTGTTAAATGCCATATATTTAATTCGTTTAGAGAATTGCTTTTTGACGCTACTGCATTAATAATATCAGCGATATCAATATCGCTTTCTTCTTGCGTAAGTTGTTGTCTTTTTATTTTTTCAACTTTTTCGTCTAGTTTTCTTTGTTGTTCTATTAGTTTTCTAGTCGCTTCATCCACATGGCTTAAATCATCTTCTACTTCTACCTCTACATTATCTGGACGCACTAAAAAATTTTGTAATTTAACAATCCTTACAATGTCATCAAAATTATCTCTATTTACTAACAATAAATTTTCTTCCGACGTATCTAACTCACAATCTTCATTTACTATAACTTCTCCATCATCATTGATTTTTAAAATCCCTAATTTCAAGAAGTTAATAGCAATATTGTTATCTATCATTCTTACGTCTTCTGTTTTAAATATCATAGCAATGGTGTCTAAAAGAATTTCTTTTATTTCTCCATTGCCCAACAACATGTAACAATCAAATGTTTTAAGATTTTCTTGACTCTCTAAAAATTCTCTTTTCTTTTCATCTTTAATAGAGTTAAGTAAATCGCTTATTGTTAATGATATAAATTGAATGTTATTCATGTATTTTGTGTAGCCATAATCTGTTACTTCTTCTAATGTATATGGAACGATATCTAGGTTTCCAGTTTTAATACTACGACCTTTATCCAAAAGCAATTTTAAGTCAACAACTTTTAATTCGTTAAAATCCATACTAATTCACTTCTACCGATTTATAACGGCAAAACATTCTTATTGCGTCGAATTTATCATTTACTGAAAGTTGTTGAAATCGTTCAAAATTTAACTCAATAATAGGGTTGGCACTTCTTTTGCTAATCATGCTTTTAATTCTAGACATAATTGCATATGGTCTAACTAAAGACTTCATTCCGTCGTCGATTAACCAAAGTTCTTTTGCACACACAATATCAATATTTATTTGTGAACTTGCGATGACTTCATTATTTATAAAATTACCGTCACTATAGTACACACGTAAAAAAACAATATCTTGCACTTGTGCAT